TACAAATTGTGAAATATAGTTAGGGTCAACATATCTTATTTTTGACCTTTTTTCGTTTAAATTAAATTCATGTGTTCTGTTTGATACAAAAGCCAAATCACTATCAGCAATTCCACCAACAACATGTTTTGCATTTGATACAGGTTTTTTCTCTTTTGTATCTTCTTCTCTATAATAATAATATGGTGCGTCTGCATATTTAAATACTCTGTGTGTTGAAACTGAATCACCTGATGTTCCTCCAATTACCAATTCTGTTGTATTTGTAATACCTACAAGGCTTCCTATAAATGCACCTGTAACATTTTGAATTACCAATTGACTCATATCAATGTTTTTCTTTGTAAGTGTTCCCGTTGCGTTGGATGTAGCTCCTGTAATTGTTTCTCCTAATGTAAATCTACCTGCTAAACTATTTGTTAAAGCAGTGCTTGAAGTTGCATGTGTTTCAACTACATATCCTTCGTATTGTGATTCCATATATTGAAAAAGTTGCTCTTGACTCATTGGCCATGCTCTATAACCATCGTGTAAAAAATCATTCACAACAAAAAATGTCCAATAAAAATCTGGTGTACCATATAACCTTTGAGATACAATGTCAGGTCTTTCTCCATTTATTATTTCATAAAATTTATATGCTGTTGTATTATCTAAAAAAGAAGGTAAAGGTCTTACACTTCTAAAAATATCAACCATATTTTGTTTTACACCAGTTCGGTTTAAATCATATTGTACTTTTGGAAACTGTTTAAAAAAACTCATTTATCCTCCTGGTGTCTCTGTTGTAGCATTTGGGTCTACTGTTGGGACTTCAACAATTGTAAATTTATCATCAATTCCTGCATATTCTTCTCCATATAAATCTTGTCGTACAAGTGTTTTGATTTCTTGGAATGATAATTGAATATCTGTTTCAACAGGAGCACCGTCTGGGTGAAATATATTTGATGTTTGGTTATATGTTGTTGCTATACTTGATAAATGGCATGTTGTAATTTTTGGCATAAATGGATTAATTTCTTCGCCTTGATAAAATTCTATTTCAAATTGAGCTGGATATTGAATAGATAAAGCCCCTGTTGATTCAGGCATTGAATAATTTCTTAATACATCAACAATTTGTTTAATTGTATTTGCTTCTGCATTTGATTCAGATATCATTTTAAAATCAAATTGGAATGTACGAAGCTGATGTCCTTCATATGTAACAGCTGTATGCGGGTTTTGTGCAATACCTCTTTCCATTGCAGCAATTCTTGCTCCTCTACCTATTGAATCGATACCAGGTATACCTGATAATAATCCAACATTGGCGGCCGATAAGGCTTTCATATCAGCACCAGTAAGACCTGTTTCTTCAGAACTTTTGATACCAATTGATTGTAATACAGCATTCATACCAGCACCAGTTGCACCTCTGTCTAAAGTACCATAATTACCAGCATCTGTTGCTGAAAAACCAACTGGTGGAAATAAATGAATTATATAAGGATTAATCCTTTTTCCATCTTGTAATTCATGTATTTCAAATCTAACATGGTTTAGGCCTTTTTCTGCATCTGCTGATAGCGTAGATGGAAAACTAATTGTAGTTGCGTTTGCGTCTGTTTTGTGTCTTGTTGCCATTTTTACCTTTATAAATAAAATAAAACATATATAGGTTTATTTATAATGGCTTACAAAGGGAAATACAAAATAAAAAATCCGGATAAGTATATCGGAAATCCAAGTAAAGTAGTGTTTCGTTCCCTATGGGAAAGGAATGCATTTCGTTGGTGCGAATCTAATCCAAAAGTAAAACTCTGGAATTCAGAGGAGATAGTAGTACCATACCGATATCAAGTTGATAAGAAAATACATCGTTATTATGTCGACTTATTAATAAAAATGGATAATAAGGAAACATATTTAATTGAAATAAAACCTAAATCTCAAACACAACCACCAAAGAAAAGGTCACGTAAAACCAAAAGATATATCAGTGAACAATTAGATTATATTAAAAATCAAGACAAATGGTATGCGGCCGACCAATATGCCAAACATAAAGGTTGGAAGTTCCAGGTATGGACAGAAGAAACTTTAAAAAATCTAGGCATCAAAGTACTCTAAAAAACATATAAATAGATTATATGGCAAGTTTATTTGATACATTACAAGCCCAAGCTATGAGAGCAGGGGTAACAGCACGAACCAAAACCTCAAAGAAATGGTTTGAAAAAAAGGTCGGTGAATTATCGTCTGTATCAAGAGCAAAGGTATTAAAGGATAGTGCACTTGACAAAACAACTCGAACACTACCTGGTAGTATGTATATGTATTTTTATGACCCAAAACATAAGAAAACATTACCATATTACGATAGGTTTCCACTTACAATATTTGTGGAACCAGCAAAAGATGGCTTTTATGGATTAAATTTACACTATTTAAGACCAGATATAAGAGCAGAATTTTTAGATGAATTAATGAAATTAGCACCAGATAAAGTAAAGGAAACAACAAGAATACGAAAAATGAAATACGGTTTGTTGCAAGGTGTGAAAAAATATAAAGAATTTAAACCATGTTTTAAGCACTATTTAGGAAAACATGTTAAATCACAATTTTCTAGAGTACCGATGACAGATTGGGAAATTGCAATATTCTTACCAACAGAACAGTTTGTCAGAAAAAGTAAAACAGCTGTATGGTCAGAAAGTATTAAAATAGCGAGAAATTAATGAGCACAATAGATACATTAAAATCAACTATCAGTAAACGAGGTGGTATAGCAAAAGCAAATAAGTTTAATGTTATATTTACACCACCAACACAATCACTTTTAAATTTAAATCCATCAGCTATAATTGGTGCTCTCGCTGGAGGAGCAAGTGCGAAAAGTTTAATAAGTGACCCAAGGGATATATCATTACTTTGTCAAGGTGCGTCAATACCAGGACAACAAATTACAACAATTGATTATATAGCAGAAAAACAAACTGTACCTATCCCTTATGCAATAATACAAGAAGATGTACAATTAAAATTCTTGGTAACCGAGGATATGTATATCAGAAGAATGATGGATGATTGGTTATCATCTATAGTAAATTTAGAAAAATATCAAGCAGGATATAAAAAAGATTTTACATGCGATGTTGTGATACAGCAATTAAGTATGAAAAACAAACCAATTTATGGAGTGAAACTCATTAATGCGTTTCCAACTTCTGTAAATGGTATTGACTTGGACCAGGCTACCGAAAGCGGGCCCATGGAATTAAATGTAACATTGAGTTACGATAGACTAGTCCCAGAAGGAGCACTAAGTACCGGATTAAGTGGTATCAGTGCGACACTGGATATACTAGGCTAATATTAATATAGGAGAATATTATGGCTTTGCCAAAATTGAATGTTCCTCAGTATACGGTTGAATTACCATCTACTGGAGAAAAAATTAGTATGAGGCCTTTCCTTGTAAGAGAGGAAAAGGTATTAATGATTGCTTTAGAATCGAATGATATGGAGCAAATCAGTAAGGCAGTTAGAAATATCATTAAATCATGTTATGATTTACCAGATATGGATAAATTGACTGTATTTGACATTGAATATTTGTTTTTACAATTAAGAGCAAAATCTGTAGGTGAAAATATGAACATACAGATTAAATGTCAAGATGAAAAATGTGATGGGCTTACACCCCTATCAATTAATGTTGACGATGTTGAAATAATAAATAAAAATCAAGAGCGAACAATATTACTTGATAAAGACCTTGGTGTTGGATTAGAGATGAAATATCCTTCCATTGAAATAATTAGTTCTTTGGATATAGAAAAATTAAACTCTATTGAAGGCGTTATGGATTTAATTGTGGATTGTGTGGATTCCATTTTTGATGATGAGAATGTACACGAAGCTAGTGCACAAAGTAAAGAGGAACTACAGGAATTTGTTGAAAGTTTAAGTAGTGAACAATTTAAAAAGGTTCAGAATTTCTTACAAGAGGTACCGGCAGTATATTATAAGACCGATTATAAATGTGATAAGTGTAATAAGAAACACGAGGTTGAATTAAGAGGACTGAATAGTTTTTTTACATAAGCCTCTCACATGAGAGTTTGGAGAATTATTACCAAACTAACTTTGCATTAATGCAACATCATAATTACAGTTTGACTGAAATAGAAGGTATGGTGCCGTGGGAGAGGGAGATTTATTTATCTCTACTACAAGAGCACATTAAAGAAGAAAACGAAAGAATTCAAAAAGTGAATTCGAGGAGAAGATAATGGCTGAAAACCAAGATAACAGCAGAAACGAAGTAGAAATAGACTTAGATAAGTATATGGCTATGATTGAAAAGCTTGATGAACAAGAGGACCAGATTAAAGATATGAAAGAGCAAGCTAGACTTGCTGCAGAACAATTAGGACCTCGTAAAAGAAAGTTTATGGATTTATTTTTAGATAATAATGACCTAAACGAAAAAGCAATCATAGGATTTATATCATTCTTTTTAATGATGTGTTTCGGTATCACCGATTTAGTCACAGCATTAGTATGGGATTTAGACTTAAAGGTTTCTGAAACAATTTACACATCCTTTGTGGTAGTAACACTAGGGTCGTTTGGTATATCTGAAGCTGGTAAAGCATTCGGTAAATAAGGAATAATATATGGCATCACTAGAATCACAAGGCACAAATAACCCATTTGATGATTTGGTAGATAGTATCAAAACTTTGAATGGTGACCAAAATGATATGGCTAAAGAAGCTGCAGTTTACTCAAAAGAACTGCAAGACCATTTAGAAAGAGATGCTATGAATATGAGTCAATCGCAAATAGATGCGATG